TTGCGCCCCACCCCCCGCGCGCGCGCGCGCGCGCGAAGCTCTCTTTGGTGTCCGCAGTGTCCCGGTGTCCCGCGTGCATCGATTGTGCTGATATTTCCGGCGCTTGGCCTCGGGACACCGCGCGCGATCAGGTGTCCCGTCGGTGTCCCACCCCGCGCCCGCCGCATGGCGCACTGGAGCCCGGCGACGCTGGCACGCCGGCAAGCGCGTCAACCCATGCTCGCTATCGAAAATGCGTCGCGCCGCGATCAGCGGCGCGCCCGGTATTCTTTTCAAATCCGAACGGGCGCGGGCGCGGGCCGATATATGCCCTCTTGACGTATACGTCATAAAGGCGTATATGCCATTTTATGGCTCAGACGACCAAAAGCCCGAGCGCGACGATGACCGCGGAAGAATTCCATGCGCTGGTTACCAAACGGCTCGGGCTTTCGATCTACGCTGCGCGCAAGGTGCTCGGCGTATCGCTCCGCCAGGCGCAACGCTATGACGCCGGCGAGACGGAAATTCCCGAGACGGTCGCCAAGCTGTTGCGGCTGATCGTGAAGCACAAGATCGATCCGCGGGAAATTTGATCAGCTAATATTGATTAGCTAATACGGGATTTCCGAGCCAGTCGCCGCGATCGGCACGGCGCGCACCCCACGCTGGTTCGCCATGTTCTCGGCCATCGTGAGCCAGCGCAATTGTTGCAGGCCGGCGTCGTTGACGCGGCGATTGTCGAGCGCGTCGCCGTTTTCGTGGTCGACGAAATGCGTCTCGCTCGGCCGCACCAGGCCCATGCGCTCGATCACCACGCGATGCATCAGGATCGTGACGTTGCTGTCGCCGCAGCGGATCGAGCGGCGCGCGTAGATCAATTGGCCGTATTTGTGCGAGCGCGCGAACGTCCACGGCCACTGCATCAGAAAATCGTAGTCGCAGGCCGACACCTTGACGGCGTATTGCTCGCGCCGGCCGACGGTGATGGTGCGCCAGTCGTTCATTGCTTCGGTGGAATTTTGCCAAGTTCGATGATGGCGTTCTTGAAAGCGTCGGCGCAAATGTCGAGGAATGCCTCTCGATCACATCGAAGATTGACCGTAAGCAGCGCCGAAAGTTCGATCAACAATGCGACCTTCGCCGAGGTCATATCGAGTTCAGAGACGCCGTGCTTTTCAGCGATCACCGTCAATTCGCGCGCGGTCTCGCCGAAATGTTTCCGGCAAACGGCCGCGTAATGCTCGAAATCCATCACCTTTCCGGCGCCTCGTGGAAATTTTTCAGCACGACCAGCGTGCAGCGCATGCGCACGCCGCCGATCGGAACGCGGTTGATCTGCTTGTCGGTGATGACGATACTCGCCGGCGCCTGGCGCAGCGCGTCCTTCCACGGCCCGCCAGAGCCCGGCGAGCCGGCCCATTGCGTGCCCTCGAACAATTTGCCGACCAGCGGCGACGAATTCGGCACGGCGAGCACATAGCTCGCATTCGAGATCGTGCCGGCCGCGCCGGGATCGAGCAGGCCGAGGCCGGTCAACGCCAATTCATTGCGCGCCATCGCGGCGTTGAATTGCTCATTGCGGCCGTCCCCGAGATCGGCGAGCAATTTGCCGACCGTCGTGCGCGCGCCGTTGCGCCATTGCTGCACCGGCGCCGTAAGCAGATAGGTGAGGCACGCGCGCCAGTTTGGCGCGGCGTCCTCGACCTCGGGCAGCTTGTCGGCGGCGAGCTCGTCGCGCCAGTAATCCAGATCCTCGGTCAGCGGCACGCCGAGCTGCTCGGCGAGCTCAGGCCCGAGCATCATGTCGGCGCAGGCGAGCAAGGTGCCGTAGGTTTTCTGGCCGCGGCCGTCGTGGCCGCCGGCGGACAGTGCCGACGCATAGGCCTCATAGGTTTCGGGGAAGCGCCTCCACTCCGCCATCAGCCGGGCGAGGATTTTGCGCCCCGCGGTGTCGGCGTCGATCGGCGGCGGCATCGCCTGGTCCTTGTCGAGCGGGCGGAGCCGCAGGATGGCAACGCGCGACAAATCCTGCGACGATTGCAGCGGGTTGTTGATCGCCGAGAACAGAAACGCCGAACGCATCTGGAACTCGACAGCCTGGTGATCGGCGCTGCCGCGCGAGGCCATCGCGCCGGACGACGCTGCGCGCATCAGCCGCACCACGGCGTCGACTTTCCGATTGTCCGCGCCGGCCTCGAGCTCGTCGATCGCGACCGGCCGCGCATCGTGCGCCATCTTCTGATAGATGCCGGCGGCCGACGTGTCGGCGGAATGAAACAGCGCGTCGCCGAACAGATCTTCGAGGCCCTTTTGCAAGGTCGACTTGCCGGTGCCCTTGTCGCCGACCAGCACGATCGCCGGCCGCCAGTCGAGCGCGCCGCCGAGAAACGCCGCGCCGATCCAGCCGAGCAGCAGCACCGGGTCGATCGCCGGCTTTTCGTAATTCCACTTGCGGAAGGTTTCGAGCAGCGCGCCGGCGGGATTGTCCGCGGCGCCGATCGGCTGATCATAGGGCGCGGGAATTTCCGGCAACAGCGGGTAGAGGTGGCCCTCGATCATGCCGGTTTCTTCGGCGCGGAAAAACGGCACGCCGTCGCGGACCTCGCAGCGCCACACTTCCTCGCCGGCATGGTAGATCAAACCGCCGCCGCGCAAGGTCCACGCGCCGCGGCCGCGCAGCTTGTTGTCGGCGGAAAATTGCCCGACCTCGCTGCACGCCTTCATCAGCATTTCGCGAATGTCGTCGTCCTGGAACGATTTGATCGGCGGCGGCTTCGGCGCTTCGCCGTCCTTCGGCGCCGGCGCGCGGCCGTAGCGCGGAAAGCACCATTTCGGCCAGTTCGGCGCGCGCGCAAACAAATCCTGAATGCCCGAGTGCGAGAAATCCGACGCCGTGAACGAGCGGAATTGTCCGGCGCTGTCCATCATGTGATAGAGCGGCCCCTCGCGGCCGAGCGGCACCACCGGGCACGGATCCTCGACCGGCATGCCGAGATCGTTCGGCTTCCATTTGCCCGGCCAGGCGTCGCCGCGTTGCAGGTGCGGCAGCGGATCGGCGAACTTGCGCCGCCGCGCCAGCTTCCGCCGCGCATCCGAGATCGACGCGGCGACCGCGCCCTTGCCATCTTCTTTCTTTGAAGCCATCGGCACCGGCTAAATCGGGCAATCTGTTCGCGCGCAGGCGTCGGCGTGCGCTTTGTCGTTGATGATCTTGTTGCAGACAGCGCAGTTTTTCGGCCACGTCTCGCGTTTTATTTTTGGTACGGCCGTTCGCGAAGCGCCGCCCGCCAACCCGCTTTGCTCACGGCCGTCGGCGTCCGCCACCACCTGATAACCGGCGAGGCGCAATGCCAAGAGCGCAAGCGAGCCGGGCGGCATGCCCGGCGGCGCCATCGAAAGCGCGATGTCGATCGCTTCCTCGGGACTGATGTGGCGCGCGGTCATTTTCGCGCGTCCGCGCTCGCGCCGCCCGCCAACCCGCTCGCGCGGACTGTCAGACGACGTAATTCCAGATCAACTTCCGTAACCTCGCGCGCGTGGCCGAGCAAAATTAGACCGTCGGCATCGAACCACGGAACAGCGATCAATGCGCCCGCGGGGTACCAACGCCCACGAAATGCGCCATCGCGCATCAAGACGACACTTTTCATCACGCTGCCGCCCCCCTCAAGGTGTCGTTGAGATCCTTGCCGATCGGCGCCGCGATCTCGGCGACCGGCCGGCCCTGCTTTTCCAGCGCCGCCTTGCCGCGCTCGAAGCTTTTGACCGCGGCGGCGTTGGCCCATTCGTTCTCGCGATGCAGTGCCACGCTGTCGACGCACTCCGGCAGCGTCACGTTCTGGAGATTGCCGAGCGAGATGAACGCCCAGGTGCGGAATTCCGGCGCAGCGATCGCCGCCGACAAAGCGGTCTCGATGCCCTCGGCGAGCACCAAAGTTTCGCGCAGGCCGTTGGCCGCGGCCTCGCGCACCGAAAGCCCGCTGGCGCCCCGCCACAGCGGGATGACCAGGCCGCGGAAATCCGGGAACACTTTTTTGTTCGGCGTGACGTCGGCCTTGCCTTCGCAGTCCCGCCGCAACCATGTCCGGTGGACCGCGAGCGCCCGATGCGTTTCGCAATCGGTGCAGCACGCGATCATGCAAGGCAGCGACAAGCCGCTTTCCCGATGATCATGCGCGATCGAAGATCGGATCGCGTGCGGGAGAACGAGCCCGCCACGCGGGCCGCGCGGAAAAGTACCAAGGTCGATCCCTCGCGCCATGAGGTAGCGCCCCGCCGGCGAGCCCGGCCAGGTGTCTGTCAGCGGATACGCCTCGATGAAAATTTGGAACGCGCGCGCCTGCTTGACCGCCAGATCCTCGGCGCGGGCCTTGGTCTCGCGCTGCGCCCGCGCGCGCGACCGTGCGGCGTCGGCGGCGCGCTGCTCGGCCGTGAGCCGTTGCAGGCCAAGATGATCGGCGAGCCAGCGGAGCGCCTCGCGGCGGCCTTTCTTTGGTCCAGCCGACCAGCCCTTGATATAGGCGACGAGATCGATGATGTCGCCCTGGGCGAGGCCGCGATGGTCCTTGAACGCGCCGGTCGCGGCGCCTTTGATCCAGATCGTGAACGACGGATGGCGGTCCTTCTCGACCGGATTGCACATCGAGATGTAATTGCCGCGCGGCCGCTCGCGGATGCCGAGCGCGGCGATCACGTCGAGCACCCGCGCCTGCGCCGCGCCCTTGATTTCCTCGATCGAGGGGCCGGCGTGGGTCATTCTTTGCGCCGCTCGCTCGCGCCGGCATCAGCGCGTCCACGCGCGTCGTCATCGCGCGATTGTTCCGGCTTCGGATTGAAAAGCTCATCGACCGCGCAGCGGTGACCGTTGCGGATCAGCCAGTGCTCGGAATAGTTGATCTTGCCGCGCGCGGTCATGTCGCCGTCGGCGGAGCGCGCCTGCAATGTCTTGTGGCGGATCAGCGCGCGATGGATGCCGATCAGATAAACGATCGGATCGATCGCATCGTCGATCAGGAGGCCGTGCCGCCGGCGGAACAACACCGCCATGCTCGTCGCCGTGCGCTCGTCGAACGCGGCAGTGATGTTGCCGTTGGCGTCCTCATTGGTCAGCGCGTACATCAGCCGCAGCAATTCGGTCTGATAGGCGGCGTGGCGGACCAGGTCGACGGCGCGGATGGTCATGAGTGCATCGCCCCCGGCGCCGGCTGTTCGCGCAGAAACACACCCCACCGCGTGAGGAGCAGTTCGGTCGCAGGATCGTCGCGCCATTGCTCGACCGCGTCGCGCGCCTGCTTGATGTTCTGCCGCGAGCAGCCGATGGCGCGCGCCAGGTCGGCGTTGGGCACCTGCATTTCGACCGTGAGCAGATAGATCATGATGCGGCGCAGCCGCGCGAGCTTGAGCCATTCCGGGCTGTTCGGCTTTTCGACGGAAAAATCGAACAGCAACGGCGGCGCGTAGTCCAATTCCTGTTCGCGCGCGAGCATGGCAAAGGCGAAGCCGAAGAAGGCGCGCCAGAACGGCGTTTTTTTCGGTGACAAAGCACCGCGCTCGATCGCGCGCAGCCCGCGATCGAGGCGCTGCAAGGTCGAGACCCGCAGGTTGGCGCCATCGCGCCGGCCACGCCACCAGCTCTTTTCGTTGATGCCGGCGACGCCGCACAAGCGCGCCACGCTGACACCGAGCCTGCGCCGGCGCCGCTCGATGTCAATGATTGACAAAGCAGGGGACTTTTCGTCCGCAGCATCGATTGACAAAGCAGGGGACTTTTCGCCGACGCCTGTCGATTGACAAAGCAGGGGACTTTTCGCGCTCATCGCCGCCTCCCGTAATCCGGCTGCGCCTCGGCATCCGGCCGGCTGGCGATCGCGTGGCGTTCCTCGATCGCGCGGCCAAGCGCGGCGCGGACCATCGGCAGCAGCGCGCCGGCGACCATTCGCCACGGCAGGTTGTCGCGGCTCATATCGACGCGGCGCAACGCCGTGACCAGCATCGTCGCCTCGTCCTTGATGATGTGGCCTGGCGCAACGCGGTGCGCGGCGATCGCCGACGCGAGCGTGTCGAACTCGGGTTCGAGCAAGGCGTTGCGGTTGAGCACGCGCTCGGCGGTGTCGATCAACCGGATCAGCAGCGTCGTGGCGTCGGGTTCGGCCATCAGCGCGCCTCCAAAATTGTCGCTGTTGATGTCGGAGAGCGCCGCCGGCGCAGGCCATGAGCGCGCGCAATATCGCCCACGTCAGCTTCGGTGATCAGCCAGTCTGCCGCGATGTCGATGTAACGCTCGCCGTCCGCTATCGCGGCGAGGATCGAGGAAATGCCACTGTCATCCAATTCCAGGCGGCGTTTGATCGCCTTGACGTCGCTATGATACCGCTGCGCGTAGGCCCGCTGACGCTCCTTGTTCTCAGGTCGCTGCGCGTAGGCCCGCTGACGCTCCTTGTTCTCAGCGTACCATCGCTGCGCGTAGGCCCGCTTACGCTCCTTGTTCTCAGCGTACCATCGCTGCGCGTAGGCCCGCTTACGCTCCTTGTTCTCAGGTCGCTGCGCGTAGGCCCGCTGACGCTCCTTGTTCTCAGCGTACCATCGCTGCGCGTAGGCCCGCTGACGCTCCTTGTTCTCAGGTCGCTGCGCGTAGGCCCGCTTACGCTCCTTGTTCTCAGGTCGCTGCGCGTAGGCCCGCTTACGCTCCTTGTTCTCAGGTCGCTGCGCGTAGGCCCGCTTACGCTCCTTGTCTTTGTAAGGCATCTGCTCAACCTCTCTGGACCGCGCGCGATGCGCGCGGCGTGGTGAAAAGGAGAGCGAGGCGCCGGCCGACAATGCTGAGACCAAAATACGGACCTTGCAGCGTGTCTTCGACCGCCTGGCGATACCAGATTTCGACGAGACCGCGCCGCCACAGCGACAAGGCAATGCTGCGATAGGGACGGCTCACCGTAACCGCGCCGCCAAGGCCGCAGCGGATGGCGAGGTTTCGCAGCAGATTTATTTGACTGCTGTTCAACCGCGTATATCGCGCGCCCATAACCGCTCACCCCTTCGGCGAATGATGCAGGACCAGGATGCAGGCCTGCCGGCCGTCGCTTTTCTGTTTCGGCGCGGCGGCGGTCACCGCGCGCACCGCGCGGGTTTCGTTGGCGGCGAGCCAGCGTTCGAGCTCGCGCTCGACCAGCACGCGCACGGCCGCCGGCCAGGTCTCGAACCGCGTTCCGGCTTTCTCGTGCTCGTATAACGCGACCACGATTTCGGTGCGGTCGCAGCCGGCGATGTCGAGAGCTTTGGTTTCCCACGGATGCAGCTCGGTGCTTTCCGGCCGGCGCGGCAACGCGCAGGTTAGTCCGGCCGGCGCCGTCGGATCGTCTATTAGCTCGCTCATGCGAACAGCCTTGCCAGCGCCCACAGCGCCGCGCCGTTCACCACCACCGCGGCAATGAGGATGACGACGACCCAGAACATCGCCTCGATCATGCTTTCCCCCCGCTGTTGAAAATTTCCATCTGCCGGCCGCCGCCTGAGCGTTCGACCTCGCGCAGATGCCGGCGGACCTTGTCTTCCTGGCGCTCCAGCGCGCCGAGCAGCTTGTTCAATGTGGAGCGCCGCGTGTCGGTCTCGCCCTTGGCGCCCTTATAGGCGGTGGTCGGGTCGACGCCGGCCTTGCGCGCCAAATCCTTGAGGCTGAGGTTGATCGCCTCCGCGCGGGCCTTGATATGGTCAATTCCAACGATTGGTAGCATAATAGCCACCGAAATCTGATTTGCGGAGTAGCGTCAAGTGGAATTGTTACCCGATGCGGTAGCGCGCGACGTATTCCATACTACCGGTAGGGTGTTCTCTACCGAGGAAAGTGTTTTGGCTGCCGACCGCTCGGTCGCTCAATTGCATCAGGACTGGCTCAAGAGCTTGCCCGAGCTCACCGGCAAGCCTCTCAGCAGGATCGCCGATGAGCTCGGCATCGCGCGGACCACCTTGACCAAAAAAGCCAAGGCGAAGCATGCCAACGGCACGCTGAACGCTGCGACCATCGACAAGATCGTCAATTTCCACCGGGTCGCCGGGCCGGGCGGCCATCCGACGCCGATCGGCGTGCCGGCGCGAAGCTTCGCCGAAGATGCCGCGCCCTACGAGGCGCAGTCAGGCAATAGCTCGCTGGAACGTGCGCTGGTGAGCCTAATCGCCGGACGCAAGGGCATCGACCCCTGGACGCTCAAGACGCGGGCGCTGGAGGGCGCGGGCTTCCTGCCCGGCGACATCGTGCTGGTCGACCTGAACGCTTCTCCACGGCCGGGAGAAGCCGTTTGCGCGCAGGTTTACGATTGGGCGAAGATGAAGGCCGAAACGGTCATGCGAGTATATCAGCCGGCTGGCGGCGTCGAATTGCTGCTCGCCCATTCGACCGATCCGGCGTTCGCCGAGCCGCTGGTGGTCGACGGCGAGCGCGTGGCGATCAAGGGCGTGCTGCTACCGCACCGCCTACGCCAACCCTAGCCGAGCCTCGCGTAGATCCAAATCAAGGCGAATGCGATTGCGGCGCCGATCACCGCGCCGATCAAGGCGCCGGCGATCGCGAAATGGATGCGCCGCTTGATGGCATAACGCTCATGCGCGAGATCGCCCAACCGCCGACCAGTTCGGCGCCATTGCCACCAGGCCCCGATCACGGCTGCTAAAGGCACCCACCACGAGGCATCGCTGATGATTTCGCGCATCGTCGAAGCTTGACACCGGCGGCGCTTGTTTCACATGAAACAAATCTCCACTCCACAAGTGGCGTTTATGACACCGAACGGTTGATTTTTTACCCGACGCAGTTTATAGCCGCTTCGTGACCAACCATCACGGAGGGCATCAGATGGGCGCCGGCGGCTCGAAGCGACCGAAGGTTTCGACCCCGCCGGCGCGTCCCTCCCGGATCGAAAGCATCGACGTCGCGATCGTCGCGACCGCCCGTTTCTCCGATGGCCTTTCGATCAGCGTCGAGCGCGAAGATTTCGTCGCCGCGTATGACGCCATTCTTGTCGCGGCGCGCCGCGAATACGGGCCATGAGCCATCGCCCCTACACCACGGCCGACGTCGCCGCGTTGCTCGGCGTTTCGGTCGACCGCTTCAACCGCTCCTATGCGCGGCGCGTGCGCGACGACGGCATGCCGCCGGCGCTGTCATCGTTCGGGCCGCGACGGTTCGCGCGGCGGCCGTTCGACGCCTGGCTCAATCGCGCCCGCGCGCTCGACCAGGCGCCGGCCAACGATGCCGAGGAATTATTGTCGCCGGATTGGACGCGCGTGCTGGCGGATGCCTACGGGGCGGGGCGATGATCGTCGCCATCGCCATCGCGTTTTTGCTCGGGCTGTGGCTCGGCGCGATCGGCGGATACTTCGCCCGCGGGCTCGCCAAGGCCAGCAGTTCGCACTAGACTTCCAGCCTGCCCTGCGGAACGGGGAGCAAAAATGGCCAATCTCAAAATACCCTATGTCGCGCTGCGCGATGGTCGCCCGCGTTTCATTCCGAGCGCGCGTGAGCGCAAGCTCGGCTTTCGCGGCGAGGATCTTAAGCACCCGGACGGCCGCTGGTTCTCGCTCGACGAGGCGCGGGAATTTGCCGAGCGGCGGCTCGAAGCGATCAAGCAGGCGCGGCTCACCGGCAAAAAATTCAAGCCGCCGGCGGTGACGCGCAGCGGTGGCAGCGTCGGCGATCTGCTCGACGACTGGCTCGCGGCGCTCAAGGCCGACACCGATCCGACGACGGCGCTGTCGCCGGACAGCATCAGGTCATACGAGAAAGCCGCGAACGCGATCCGCTGGAAACCGGAAAGCCGCGGGCAGCGCAAGACGCGCATCGGCAAGGAGCGCGCCGCCGAAACACTCGGTCTCGACGCGCCGGCGCGCGCGGCCGAACCATTTGCTGCCGCTCCGGTCGCTGCGATCGACAAGATCGCGCTCAATGATTTCTTCCTTTATCTAAAAAAGGCCCGCGGCCATCACATGGCGCAGGCGGCGATCGCGGCGTTCTCGGCGGCGTACACCTGGGGCGGCCTCGATCGCCGCTGGCGGCTCGGCGCCAACCCGCGGCATCAGATCGAACTGCCGCGGCCCGAAGGGCGCATCGTGATCTATTCCGACGCCGAGATCCGCGCGCTGCTCGAAGCCGCCGACGCGATGGAGCGGTCCTCGATCGGCGACGCCGTCATGCTCGGCCTGTTCACCGCGCAGCGCCAGCGCGATCGCGTGTTCCTCAAAGACGAGGGCCTGGTCGATGGCCGCCGCCACTTCCGGCAGACCAAAACAAAAAAACTGGTCGCGGTGAAAGACGCGCCGCAGCTCGCCGCCAGGCTCGCCGAGGCGCGCGTCCGCACCGCGGCGATGGCGCTCAAGTTCGGCCACAAGGCAGAGCAGCGGCCGGCGACCATCATCGTCGATGAGCGAACCGGCGATACCTACAAGCAGGACACCTATCGTCACGCCTTCGCCGAGGTCCGCGCCACCGCGGCCGCGGCGTTGCCGAGCCTCCTTGGCAAGCGCGATCAGGATCTCCGCGACACCGCGGTCACCTGGCTGGCGCGCGCCGGCTGCACCTTGCTGGAGATCTGCGCGATCTCCGGCCACTCGCCGCGCTCGGCGCAGACCATCATCAAGCATTATCTTGGCTCGCAGGCCGAGCTCGCCGACGCCGGCGTCGACAAGCTGGTGGCCTGGATGGCGCGCGAGGGGATTGCGGTGTGAGCTTGACAAATCGCCGGCACGCGCTCAGTTTTTGCAACGGAGCTTGACAACTCCAAATCACAGGGCGGGTGCCGGGCTTCCCGAAAGGCCCAACTTCCGTCACTAAACATCCGGGGTCCGCGCGCGTATGTCCAGGGCGTAAGCCTAAAGGCGCACGGGCACTTCTCTGTGAGTGTTGTCAAGCCCCGGAGCCGTTGCGGTTTGACAACGCAGCGTCTCTGCAACCGCCAGCACAGAGGACGCGCAGCTATGCCCGTCATTCCGTTTCCGCAACGAATACATGAAAAACTTGGGGAGCTTGAGTGCCTCCTGGTCGAAATCGAAGCGATCTCCGAAACGCTCGAATTGATCGACCAGGTACCGCCGAGCGGCCGCCAGCGCCGCCTTTGGGAAAACTGCATCGTTATGCTTCACGGCTATGTCGCTAGGAACGCCGCGAAGGCGACGGAGCTTTGCGAGGATCTAAGGACGTGACGTTGCGCTACATCACATGGCGTGCCGGGCGCCCGCGTTTCAATCCGTCATCGCGCGAGCGGGCGCTCGGCTTTAAAAGCCACGACCTAAAATATCCCGACGGCAGGTGGCTCACCTACGAAGAGGCCCAAGCCTACGGCGAAGCCATCTACACCGAGATCATTGCGAAGCGCGCAGAAAAGACGGGCAAAAAAATCGGCCACCGAGCGCGACCGAAACTCCAAAGCATCGACCGCGGCGGCTACGTCTATTTTATGTTTTGCGGAGACGAAGTGAAGATCGGTTACTCGCTCGCGCCAATTCGACGGCAGGCCCAACTCATGACGGCCCTGCCGCGCGAACCGGACACCTTTTTTATGCGACGCGGTACGCGCGCACACGAGCGAGCAGCGCATCGCGAGCTTGCTCAATGGCGCGTTCGCGGCGAGTGGTTTCGACGAGTACCCGAACTCATCGCGCACGTGCAGCGATTGATGGATGATGACACGCCGCCGACGCCAGCGAACGTCTGGAAACGCCGTGACGAGGACAAAGCCGCCTCGTAAAACGTCAACAATTTTGGGTAGTTAACATAAAAAATCGAGGTATCTCTTAATCAGCGGGTCCTAGGTTCGAGCCCTAGTGCGCCCACCAAACAAAATCAAAGGCTTGAGGCGGAACGATCGGGGAACGTGAGACATCCGTGAGACTAGTCTCACGGATTTTGTGTCTCACGGTGTCTCACGGCCGCCGCTTCACTTACCGAGCACTGCCTTGAAGCCGAGCCAGAGGGCGCCGGAGACGCCGCCAAGTAGCAAGGTGAAGAAAGCGATCATGCCGGCGCCGGAGGCCTGCTGCACCGCCTTGCGCCAGGCGCGCAGGTAGACGAGGTCGGCGCGAAATTCTTTCTGGTCATCTTCCTGGATGCCGAAGCCGACGAGGATCTGCGAGATCGCCTTGAGCACGAGATCGTCGACCACGACCTGACGGAGCTCAGATGCGACCTCGCGCGCCACCTGGCGCGCGAGACGTTCGAATTCGTCTGGCTCCAGCGCCATCCGAATTTTATTTCGGCAGCGCGGCCGCGACGACCGCCGGCAGCGCCGTGGCGCCGGTCAGCATCGTTTGCAGGCCGGCGAGGATCGTCGCGGTTCCCGCCGGGCCGGTGGCGATGGCGCCGACGAGGGCGGTCCCGCCGGCGATGAAGGTGGCGTTGATCTTGTTGATCAGCGGCGCGCAGGCGACATTGAGCTGGTCGAGCGTGCCGTTCGGCGTCAGCCAGTTTGCCAGCAACAACTGGTCGTCGAGTGCCTTTTGGATCGCGCTGGCGACGCCGGACGTGCCGGGCACGAGCGATGACGCGGACGAGGGGCTCGCCTTCACGATGCCGAGCAGGAACGTCCAGCACGGAATGGACGTGATGTTCGGCGGCGTCTGCGCGTTGGCGTCATCGAGCGCCGCCTGTAGATCCGTGGCGCTGAACTGGCGCAGCCAGGACAGGGGGTCTAGCATCTTCTGCGCCGCCGCCGCGGGCTTGGCCGGTGCCGGCGCTATGCCGATTTTCTTGAAGGTGATTTGTTGCTGCGCGCGCGCTGGCACAGGAAGCGACACCGCGAACGCCACCGCGATCGCGACGACGAGGAAGGCGAGCAGCGCCTTGACGCCGCCAAGCGGGGGCAGGGGTTTGTCGGCCTGGCCGGGATGCACGCCCTTGAGCTTGGCGAGCTCGGCGTCGACCAGCACCGTGCCATAGCGGTTCCAACCCTCGTAGAGAACTTCGGCGAGCACCATGCAGGCGCCGACGAAAGTCTCGGTGGTGACGCCGGTGCCGGCGAACAGTCCCTTGGTCGCGAGCCAGGTGCCGGCGATGGTGAAAACGCGGCGCGCGGCAAGCGCCAGCAAAGGCTTCAACGTGTCGCTCATATTTGATCCTCTCAGTTCAGCAAAAACGGCAGCACGAGCGCGCCGGTCGAGATCGAGCCGGCTGGGCACCAGTGCCAGAAGAAATGAACGGCGAGGCCGCCAGCGAACATTCCCATGATGAAGATCGAGAGCGGCCACTTGCTGCCGATCGTGTAGACGGCATGCGAAAGCGTATTCGCCCGATCGGGATGATTGAGCGCCTTGGTCTCGAAGATGGAAAAGAATGCGATGGCGCCGAGCGCGCCAAGGATCCACGGCAGATCGCCGGCAAGCTCGGTCATGACACCGGCGCTCCGATCGCTTTGAGCTTTTCGTTGATCGCCGCCCAGGTCTCGTCGCCGGCGATGCCGTCGACGCCGATGCCGACGAGCTCTTGGAACGCGCGGACGGTTCGGATCGTCTTGCGGCCGTAATTGTTGTCGACCTCGAGCTGCGGATCGGCGCCGAGCATGTTGAGCACCGCCTGGAGCGCGGCCGCGTCGTGCACGCCGACCGGCGGCGCCGCCGGCACCAGCGGCACCGTGGCGCCCGCGATGACGGGGATGGCGCTGATCGTGAGGTCCGGTCTGATCTTGATGAGTTCAAGATAGAGCGGCACGGCGCCCGGCTGCACGTCGACTGCCGTCGAGCTCCACCTTTTGTCGGCGACGTACTTTCCGCCCTTGCCGTAACCGCCGTAGGCCGGCGTGTCGTAGACGTCCATGCAGGAGAACAAATAACCGCTGATGCGGCCGTAGGCCCGCGGCCCGAAACCGTTCCACCGCTCCCAGCAATAGCAGGCATAGGGCAGCGTCCATGCGGACACGCCGGGCTCCAGCACGTCGATGTGGTCGTAGTGCAGATAGAACTGATCCGCGGCCGCCTTCGATGCGAACGGCCCGTGGCCGGCCGGCACGTGCCGCGAGACCTGCCGCCACGGATCGCCCTGGCCGATGCCTGCGTTCGGGTTGCAGTCGTCCTCGCGACAGTCGGTCGGCCCGATCCATGCCGCGGGGATTTTCGTCGCGGCCGACGTCGCGACATAGCTGTCGATCACTTTCATGATCTCGGCGACGCCGGCATGCACCGGACCTGGCCGCGTGATCTTCGCAACCGACAGGAGATGGGCGTATTCCGGTTGGAGAGTGGCGAACGGATAGGCCATCACGCACCCGCCCCCGGCAGAAAGCAGCGGATCTGCGTCGCGCCCTCGGCGTCGAGATAAGGCCACACGACGGCCGGCCCGAATTTGTTTGGTTCGGTGACGATGGCGCTGTCGGGGACGGTGATGATCTCGCCGTGCAGCGCGACCCAGAAGTGGCAATCTTCCGCCGAGCCCGCGGCGGGTGCCTGCTCGCAGCGGACGCCATACTCGACATCGGAAATCGTGAAGCCGTCGGCGAACGAACAACACAAGCCCTTGCCGCTGGCGAGCTGATCGAACCATTCGTGCAGGGGCTCGTTGGCGTAACGGCCATCGTCTCGGGCGGTCGCCGGGAGGGCCGCGGCGAGGACGATGGCCGCTACGGCGACGGCCGCAGTACGACTTAACGGCCGCTGCCTTGAGGGGTGCTTGATCGTCATGCTCTGCCGCATCGGCGTGTGTCCTGCATGACCGATGCCTGCGGCGACGCGCTACGCATTCCGCCGCAGGACTTGGGGTGTTGAACTCGTTACGGCGCGGTGGCGGTCAGGTAACCCTCGGCGGCGCAGGCGGCGTGCAGGTTGCCGGTGCCGAGCGAGGCCATCGTCACGGTGATGTTGGTGTTGACGGCCGATGCCGGCAGGCAAGGCGCATAGCTGACGTCGACCGGCGCGTTGATCGCGGTGGCGCCGGAGACGACGCCCATGATGTAGATTTCCGAGGTGGTCGGCCCGGCCACGGTAATATCGGCGCCAACCGCGGTGGTGGCGCCGGTGCCGGTGCAGCGGAAGTGGCAGAGATAGGCGGTCTTGCTGGCGGCGCTGGTCAGCGTCGCGACAGCGGAGCCGGCGGCGACGTCGGCCGACGAGCCCTGCAAAGCGGTGGCGCCGGGCGGATAGCCGGGCAGGTTCGGCGTGCGGCCGGAATTGGTCGCGAGCGTGCCGATGTTGCTGCCGAGCGACGCGCCGACATTGGTGATCAGGGTCTCGAACTGCAGCAGGATCGCCGAGAGCACGTCGGCCTGGGCGCGGGCGGCTTGCGGCGCCGCGAAATAGCCGCCGGCGACGATGGCGGCGGCAAGCGCCGCAGCGCGGGCCAGTTTCGATTGCAGCAATCTGCCGAGCATGACGGGATCTCCTGGTCGACCACAGCGGGTTGGTCCGAGGAAATCCTAAGCGGGCTGGCGGGGCGTCAACCGATCGAACATCAGTGCCACACGTTCACATTCTGAATTGCGGTATATGTCGGCGCAGCGCCACTATCAAACATCAGGGACGTCCTTCCAGTTTCGGCGATGAACAAACACCCGGCCGGGTTCGACGGCGAGCAAGCGATCGAGGGCGTACCCGCTGCGGTATACGTCAGCGTCATCGACGGCTGCAAAGTCCGGTCCAGATAATACTGCACCTTGCCCGTTCCCGCGTTTTGCGTGCTCGGTATCCACAGCATCCCGTACAAGTGGAAATTCGGCGAGGAAGCCGTGACCGCCGCGGGCCAGTTAAGGATTGATGCGTTGTAGTTGGTATAGCTCGGTAGCGTGCCGCAGTTGCCGTTGACGCAGGTCCAATCGCTCCATTGCGTGTTCGGCGTGCCGTTCGGTACGATGTCGATCTCGATGAACTCAAGCGCGGCGCCGTAGCCCGAGGAGCCCGCTGATAGGAGCCCGCCGATCGTTATGAGCCAGAAGTTCGGGAAGCCGGTGCCCCCCGTCCCCCATGCCATGCTGCTTTCGTAATAGCCGCCCGGCGCGAATGTCGTGCCAACATAGGACTGGCCGATCAGGTTTGCTGGCGAAGCTATTGTGGCCGAACCGCTGAGTTGACAAGTAAATGGCGTTGTTTGCGGCGACTGGCACGATACGATCTTCTGGCCCGAGAGCACGGCGTTACCAGCGACCGTCTGGCCGACCAGCAGCGGCGCGATAGTCGGTTGCAGCACGCTCGACACCGTCATCGTGGTGTCGGAGATCGTCGCCACAAATTCCGATGTCGTGTCGCCCGCCGTGCTGAGCCGCGCCAACGTCGAGCAACCCATGATCACGTAGCCGGTCTGAGCCGCGTAACAGTTGGCGGCCGCGCCGCGCGTGCCGAAGAACGTCCAGTTTCCATACCACCACGACGTGTAAAACTGATAGCCCGGATTGTCGGTCGAATTGACGTCGATGCCGTTCAAGCCCCGCGTCGCGAAATTGTAGGAGAATACGTTGCTGGTGAAACCGCGCGCCATCGCCGGCGGGAAGCCGCCATTTGGCGGAAAGGCCGCGAAGAACGCATTGAGATTGGTGATGTCTGTCGCGGTGAGTGGGCCGCCGATGTAAGCGCCTGTCACGGTGTCGGAAGAAAAATCGCCGAAACCATCGGTCAAGATCCAGATGGACTGGTCGGGAATTTTCGTCAGCGTGGCGGAGATCGTCGTGGTGCCGAGCAACGTCGCATTGCGGTAGAGACGAAACGTCGGATTGACCGCACCGCCAATTGTCGTGCCGGCCCAAAAGCCATCACCCTCGGTGATCGTGGTGTCCTGCGCCCAATTTGTGCCGGGGCCGGTCGCATAATAATTCACATTGGTCGCGACCTTCGTTTCACCCCAATTTTCCAGAAAGTCGAATGTCGTGAATGTCGTGTCGTATCCGCCGAGCAGGACATTGTTGTTCTGGAAAACATGGCGCGGATTGCTGATAACCGCGCCCATCGAATTCGAGCCGAGCGCGTACTGATCGCTCGCCGTGCTCGGGACGAAATTCGTAACGATGTACCCGGTCGAGCCATCGCTGGTGAAACCGGCACCCGCACCAAAATAAACCGTGCCGGTCAGCGTCGCGTTATAGCTGTTCTTGATGATGTTGAGCAGCGCGGCCGTCTGACTTGGCGCGTCGAAAACGTAAAGGGCGGCGAGCTTGGCGAACGTGCCGCTCGTGACGAGCGCGCAGATCGCGGCGTCGTATTGATATTTTTGCGCGACCGAGAAACCGCTGGTGCGCGCGATGAAATTTGACGATTGCGTACAGGAAGCGGTGAAGGTCGGATTGTTGCCGGCGCCGGTCTGCGCGAGCTGCGCCTGGCCGGCGCCGGCGCTCGCGAGCACCAATGCGAGTGCAGCGGCGGCGCGACGCAAAGTGCGCATCGTTATTTGATCCGGTAGGAGAGACTGCCGGCCATGCCGACCGCGGCGCTGGTCACCGCGCACAGCGCATTGCCGGCCGGGATCACCCAGATCGGGCCGAGGCCGTTGCCTTTGGCCAAGCCGACCTGCGCGGTCAGATTATAGTTGCCGGTGACGTTGCCCTGATTGGTGCCGCAATTGCTGCCGGTGCCATAAACAAACTGGATATTACCGGTGCCGGCGGCGATGACGTCGGCGGCGGTGACGAAGATCGATTGCGATCCGCCGCCGGGTTCGGTCCCGGTCGGCGCGGCAATGAGCTGCGTCGTCGTCGCGGTCGAGATCGCGATCGGCACCGAGGCATTGGCCAGCGCCGACGCGAGCTCGTAGAGCATATTGGACTGGGCGAAGGCCGGGGTCGCGAGTGCGATAGCCAGCAACCACGCGGCGAGCATCGAACGGATTTTGTTCATGGATGTTGCCTTCTTGATCAAGCTGATAAGCGCGCGCCACATCAGAAGCGCCCACTGATTGTCAGTGAATTTGCATTCCAATAATCGAAAGTATTGGCGTGCGATCCGTCGCCCGTCTCGTTAGCTGAAATGACGTGGTAGCCGATTTGCGGGACGTAATTGCAAGTCGTGTTGATACCGGCAGCGATTGCAGCAGCAGCGGGCGTCTCGAACGTGGCAAACTGGCAATTGTAGCCAACCGTGCTGTCCTCTCCGACGCCCCAATTGCCGAGTGCGCCCGTATTTGCAGTAGTTGCCATTGTCGCGGTGTAACTCGCCGAGATGCCATCCTCGGCCAGGCCATAAACGAATGCGATCTGATTGCCGGATGACGCGCGAGCTTGCCGTGTAGTTGCGGTGGTATAAGTGTAACCAGTTCCGCTATCCGTAACCGTGTTGGTCACGTAGACGCGATTGTACATATTCCAGAGGCCAAACAGTCCAGCAGTCCCACCAGATGCGGCCGCGCCGAAATTGTAGCTGATCTGGCCAGCGCCGCTGGTGTAGAACGTGCCGAGATAGGTTGCCTTGTTGGCGCTGATCGACCCCTCGTCGGTCGATCCGTTATAGCAATGCGTGATCGCGTTCGCGTTCGTGGGATAGGATCGCGTTGACCTGTCGATCTGGCTATAGCCCGAGCCGCGCGCCGTGTTTGAGCCGCCGGTATCAGAGGCCCAGCCGCCACCCGATCCGTTGGTGGGAACGCAGAGCGTGAGCGTACCGGAGACGCTGATCGCAAATACATCGAACACGCCAGCACTGTTAAGCACGCCGGTGCCGCTTGATTGCAGCGCGGTCGAGATTTCATTGGAGCCGATCGGCAGCATCACGTCGGCGGTGCCGTTGTAGACTGGCACATAGCCGTGGACGTAAGCGTCGTAATAGAGCGTCGACTTGGCGCTCTGTGTCGTCGACATGACCGGCGTGTGCGATTGCAGCGTCAATCGACCGCCCGGCGCACTGATTGCGGCCGTTGGCAATTGCGAGGCGGAAGGATTGCCGGAAATATCGGAGAATGCCGGCTGGCCGCACGACCAGCTTCCACCGATCATGGCATTGAGCCAGTTATGCGTACCGCACGACGAGTTCGTCACGCCGCCAAGCGTCGAGTTGGTCGGCGCCGGCAGCGCCGCCGGCGCAAGGGTGAAGCTGTGCGCAATGCTGTTCAGCGTGCCGAGGACGACACATTGCGCGCCATCGTAAACCTCGACATTGTTGCTCGTCACGCCGCCGGAAGTGTCGGTATAGATCTGGAAGTTCGACAGCCACGACGGGCAGGCGCCGCCCGACGCCATCCACGGCACCGCGTCAAAACCGCCATTATAATTTCCGGCGATCTGGCCCGGCGCGACGTAGCCGGGCGTTTGTGCATGCGCCGGCGCGATGGCGAGCACAGCCGCGAATATCAAAGCGGCGAGCGCCTGGGTTGGCCGGCGGCTGGCGCGAGCCGCTAAAAAATCACCCTTCGATCGCATAGCCAGTGTTCACCCCATCGTTGTAGGGAACGAGCGTCACGCTGGAGCCAGCGGCAAGCGGATAGGTCACCTGGCCGTCGAAGGTGTCGGCGCCGGTTCGCTCCAAGGTCTGCACGTGCGAGCCGGGCAGGTTCTTGAAGGTGAGCGGCGCGCCGTTCCTGGTCGAGGCCGCCGGCACCGCCGGCGTTAGATCGGTCGCGGCATTGATGTTGAGGATGGCATCGGCGGCGACGATCGGCAGGTTCGCGGCGCTGGTAATCGATCGCTGCGTGCGGGTGCCGTAATTGAAACTCGGCGGCAGCACCGGCGCGCCGAACGCGACCGCTTCGAGCGACGTGACCCGGCGCTTGAGCTCGGCAATGCCCATTTCGGCGCGGTCGAAATTCGCCGTCAGCGCGTCCTGCTGGTAGCTGTCGAGATTGTTGAACTGCGTCGATTGCGTCGCCGGCGTGTTGCGGGTGACGGTGACGACGCCGGGGCCGTTGTCGGGCATGGCGACCGGCACGATCGTCGCCACGCTGGAGAGCGGATCGAGCGTGACGGTGTAGTGCACGCCGAGCGCCAGCGTTTCGGTCGGCGCGCTGGCGGTCATCGCCTCCAGGGCGACGTTCTGCGACTGGTTGAGCGTATAGGTGCCGTTGCCGCCGCTACCGGAGCCTTCGGCGAGGACTTCGGTGCCAGCCGCGACGCCGGTGCCCGACAGCATCGAACCGGGGCCGAGCGCGCCCGCGGTCAGGTTTGAGACGGTGAGGACGGCGCCGGTGATGACGCCCTGGAAGCTGGCGGTCGCCGATGCCGGCGCGTATTGTACCAGGAGATCGGTCGCTTCGAGCGCGGGAAAGCCGCAGGGGAACGAGGTCTGCACCCCGGTCCACTGGAATTGCGCCTGGCAGGCTTCCGTCGGCACGGTAAAGGCGGTCATCGCGCCCCGGAAGTTAAAGCCCTGGCGCTGGTGTCAACCGATCGGCCGTGACAGAATGGCGGCCCATGAGGGCTTCGGTCGCGTTGGTCGCGGGAATAGGGTTGGCGCTTGGCGCATGTGCCGGCCGCGACGCCCATCCGGTCTCGGTCGTTCAGCCGCAGGATACCCAGAGCGATTGCGCCATGATCCAGGCCGAGCTCGCGGCCAACAATGCGCAGGCCGAAAAGCTCGCCGACGAAAATCACGTCAAGATTGCGCAGAACGTCGCGGCGGGCGTGGTCGGGATCGTGGTCTGGCCGGTCTGGTTTGCGATGGACGCCAAAGGCGCGGCGGGCACCGAGATGGATGCGCTCAAATCGCGGCAGCAATATCTTGCCGCGCTGGCGGCACAACGCTGCTCGTCTCGCTAGGGCGTGCCCGCGATCGTCGGCATGCGGTCCGGCGACGTGCTGCCGAGGTGCCACCAGTACGACTGGTTCTTCTCCTGGCGCGCCTGGCTCTCGATATGCGCGAAACGCTCGCGGGCGCGATCGTCGGTCATCAAGGCGAGCTGATCGAGCACCGCGCGCTGTAGCGGCAGCTTGGCGTACCACAGCGACGAGCCCGGCATGTAGCGCGCTAAGAGCCACGCGGCATCGCCGCCGAAATGCGTCGGCTTCCCGGCGATCATCTTCTCGACGTTGCCGAGCAGAAACCGGCCGCCGGCGTCCTCGGCGGCGCCGGCGATCGGGCCGGCAAAGGTCGAGGCCCAGCTATTGCCGTATTTCGTCTTGTCGACCTGGAGGATGTCGCCGAAGATACCGAGGCCGCCGCCCTGCAACAGGGCGGCGCCCCACGAATAGCGGCCCTCGGGCGTCGAGGGGTCGAGCGTGCGCGGATCGCGCCCGGCGGCGATCTCCTTCATCTGCATCGACAGCGCGCCGAGCAAGGTGGTGACCACCATCGTCAGTCCGGCATGGCCGAGCCGCGAGCCGTCCCAGCCGCGCGCGAGCGCCTGCGCGCCGTGCATGTAGAGCATGCCGCCGGAGAAGAAACGGTACATCGCCACCGAGCGCATCAGCTCGCCCTGCGCGGTGCCAGCGCGCGTGCCGCCGATGATCTTGGCGCGCAGCCGCGGCGTCGGCTCCAGCACCGCGTGATCGAGCACCGAGTTCAGATAAAGCGCGAGCTTCTCTGAGGCGAGCTGCGCTTCCTTGCCGCCGAGCGCGGCGACGTCGAGCGGCGTGAGAAAGCGCGCGTTCGGCCGCGGCATGCTCGGCGTCGCCTTCGCGAAGATTTTCCATTCCGCTTCGCCGATGCCGTAGCGTTCCAGCCCGGCCTTCAGACGCAGCGCGAGCTCGGCGAACGGCGTCGTGCGCTCGGCCGCGAGCTCGGCCTGGGCGCCGAGCGCGAAACCGTGCTTGAGACCTTCGGTCCACTTGCGCAGGCCGGAGGCGCGGATCACCGCGCCGCCGAGCTTCGCCGCCGTCCCGGTGCGGATGACATCGCCCATGACGCTGTCGGCACCGCGCGCGGCGTGGGCCAGGGTGTCCATGATCAGCGCATTCTGCGCGGCGCGCGCTTCGGAGCCCGGACCGAGAATGTTGGCCACCGCTTCTTTCAGGATTTGCATTGCCGGCAGGCCGTTGAACCGCGCCGTCATCATCACCGTGCCGATATCGTTCATCGACGAGATCAGCGCGCTGCCGAGCTGCGAGGCGACCAGCACCGCGCGTGCGTCCGCCCAGCGCCGCGCGCTGATGCTGTTGACCGTCGCGCGGCTGGTGCCGCTGACTTCGCCGTAGAGGTTTTGCAGATCGTTGATCTGCTTGCGATTGCGCGCGGTGACCCTTTCATTGACGGCCGCCGCCTCCGCGACGCCGCCGCGGGCGAGATCGTCGGCACTGACGGCGAGCTTTCCCGGATCGCGCTTGAGCACATCGAGCATGAAGCGGAGCGTCGCCGGCGGATTGGGACCGAGGATGCGCATCAGCGCGGTGTCGCGCGCCATCGCGTTGATGTGCTCGGTCGCGGCGTAGAACGGTGAATTGTGCTCGCCGATCGCGTCGGCGACCCGCATCCACGCCGCGGCGTCGCGCATCGCGAACAGCCGCGGCGCATCGCGCGCATTGGAGAGCAGCGGCTTGCCGGGGAACGCCGCCGATGGCGCTTCGTCGGTGATGCCGGCGATCGAGCGCCAGGCCTGGTCGAGCAGGCGCTCGAATTTATGATCGCCCATCGGCTGGTCGGTATTGAAATCGATGATCTTGTCGCGATCGACATTGTCGCGGATGAGCTGCTTGAAACGGGCTTCGCCGACGGCGCGCGCTTTGATTTCGCTGATCGCCGGGTTGGGAAAATATCGCTCGCGTTTCGCAAGCTGCCCGCCGGCGTCGATAAAGCCGTCGGCCAGCGCACCCTCGGTCTTGAACCAGCCTTCGGCGTCTGCCTTGGCCGCGAGCGGCACGTCGGCCTCGCCGAGCGCGGCGCGGAGAAAATCGATTTCCAGCGGGCGCTGATCCTTGAAGCCAAGCCGTGTCGAGCGCATGCGCTCGATCGCGCCGCCGAACGTGGCGTGCGCGCGGCCGATGATGTCGCGCGTCAGCTTGGCGACGTTATTGTAGCTCGCGAGCTCGCGCGGATCGCTGTCGAGAAACGCCGATAGCGCGGTATAGGTGCCGGCGCGCGTTTCGTCCTTGAGGCCGACCGGCGCCTTGCCGGCGGCGCGCAGCCCGGCAAGCCTGTCCTCGACCGCCTTGACGCCGCGCAGGATGTCCGATTGCGCGCGGATGGTGCGATGGATCGTGTCGGCCTTGCGCGCCGCTTCCGCCAGCGCGTCGATCGACGCTTCCGACGCCGCGCGGCGCATCGCGGCGGCGCTGTCGCCAAGCCGCTGCCTGGCGTCGGCCTCGAAGGCATCGAGCATGCCGAGCAATTGCTTGCCGGCGCGTTCGGAAACCTTGCCGGCGGCGATCTTGGCGGTGAAGCAGCGGCGCGCGGTCATGGTTCCTCCAAGGTCCCGCCGACGCAGGCCGACAGTTCGCGCGCGGCGGTCGCATCTTCGTCGTTGGCGGCGAGCGCCTCACGCGCCGAGACCGCCGCTTCGCCATCGCCGAGATGAATTTTCAGATCGCCGCCGGCTTCGTCGAGCACGCGCGCGGCGTCCGCCGCGAGCTGCGGATCGCCGAGCGGCTTTGTTGATGGTTCGGGCTGCGCTGGCGCTGTGCCTTCCTCCACCTTGATCTTCGCTTCTTCCGGCAGCGGCAGATCGGAGATGGCCGGCGCGGGCGTTTCGGGCGCCGGCGGTACACGTTCCGTCTCGGCGAGCGGTGCGGCCGCGGCATCCGGTGGCCGCCCGGCCTCGATGTCGGTCGCGACGTTTTGCAGCCGCTCGCTGTCGGCGCCGGCGCTGACGACATCGCGCGCCGCGACCTGCGCGGCGGCCTCGAAATCGCCCGGCGCGACCGGCGCATCGCGCGGCAGGACTTTACGCAGCACCGCACCGGCGCCATGAAACAGCAGCGGCAGCGCGAAAGCGCCGGCCGCGGCGCCGCCGATATTCTCCGCGGCGCGGCCGACGCCGGCATCGAGGCCGAGGGCGGCGCGATTGCTTTCCAGCGCCGGCTCCTGGATGGCCTGCGTCGCCGCGGCGACGGCCGCCAGGCGGCCCGCGGTCATTAGCACGCCGCCGGCTTCCGGGCCGCCGATAAACATCGAGGCGAGATTGATCGGATCGGCAAACCAGCGCGCGGTGCCGGAGAGCCAGCCCATCGCGTGGCCGGTGAGACCATAGGTGCGGCCAGCGACGTCGGCAGCGTCGCTCTCGACCTTGGCGCCGGCCTCGGCCGCGCGGCGGCGCACGTCGAGCAGCGGCTCGATTTCCTTGCGCTGATCTTCCGGCAGGGTCGCGGCGATCTGGCCGAGCATGGCCGCCTTTTCGTCGATGCCGGCGGTGCCGTACCAGTCGAGCCCGCGATCGGCCGCCGCCTTGCCGACATTGCCGTCGACGCGCGCGCTGACGCCGTCGAGCAGATTTTGATAGGCATCGCGCAACGGCTGGCCCGAGCCGACCAGCGTGTCGAGGCCGGCGGACTGCCATTCGGTGCTCATGATCTCGCCGATCGTCGCCGGCGCGCCGGCGCCGCGGCGCGTTGCCAGTTCGGCGCCATAGGCGGCGCTGTCGGTTTCCCAATCCGCCATTTACAGCGGTCCTCCGGCGACCGGATTGGTGCCCTCTCCCGGCGCGAACGTCATGGAGTACCAGCCCTCTTTCTTCACCGCGCGGCTGGCGAGCAAATCCATATCGAACACGAGGGGCTGCGGAATTTCGCCGGCGGTGAAGAACGGCTGAAAGCCGTCATGGGCGCCGGCGTCCTTCATGCCGACCCAATAGCGCGACGAGCCCGGCGCCGTTTGTTTGAGAATGCCGTAGCGGCCGATCGTGTCCGGCGGCACGTCGTTGCCGTTGCGGTCACGGGCGCCGCCGGCCAGGTCGACGTCGGCCTGGTCGAGGCGATCCAGCACGCCGTGAAAGGTCCCGGCGCTCATGCTCCGCGGCGCTGCGACCTGCACGCCATGACGCGACGTCAGCGGCCCGGTCACATCTTCGAGCGCCTTGGCGACACCGGAAACATCGCCGGCGTCGTAGAGCGCGCCGCGCTGATTGCGGCGCGCCACGTCGAGATAGAGCGCCGCCTCGATCACGGCGTTCTGTTGCGCCGGTGTCGGATAAATCTGGCTCTTGAGCGACGTCGAAATCGCGTTTCGGAACGCCTGCTGATTGTCGGAGACTTCCTTGGTTTTCAGCAATTGCGCGCCCTGCAACATTTCGCCGGCAAGATCGGGCATCGCCCGCACGAACCGCGCCGCGATCTCGGCGCCCGGCGCATTGCCGACGACTTTCTGGACGGTGTCGGCCATCGCCGCATCGGGCAGCGTATCGGCCAGCGCGCGCAGGATTTTGAGTTGATCCTGCGGCGCCGACTGCTCGTAACGCTGTTTGAGGCTTTCCTGCTCGGCCGGCGTAAGCGCGAGCGCCGCGCCGCCATAGAGCCGCTGTGCCATGACCGCCTGCGCGCCGCGCTGGCTCAAGGCGGCGCGGAAATTCGGGTCGCCCGGATCGGCCCCGGTATCGAGCGGCACCGGCGCCACGATCTTGTTGTCGACCAGGAGGCCGACCGGATTGGTCATGCGCTTCGCGGCGATCGCGTCGCGCTTTTTGGCGAGCAGATCATTGGTGAACATTTCGTCCGGCGTCGCGCCGCTCGTCGCCATCTTGGCCTTGGCGGCGTTGACACTGGCGTCGAGCATCTCGAAAGGAATTTGGCCGGCGCGCTCGAGGATCGGCTGCGCCTTCATCGCCAGATCGAATTCATGAAGCCGGCGCGCCGCCTCGACGCTGCCGCCCTGCGCCGCCTGCAACTGCGCGCTGCGGTACGCGGCCGCCTGGTCGGGCGCGACGGCGACGCCGTCCTTCATCATCTTGACGACCGGATTGGAAACATCCTGCAGGCCGGCCATCTGGTCCAAAATGTGCTGGTCTCGGGTCTCCTGCGTTTGCAGCTCGGCGGCGACGACGGTGCCGAGCTGGAAACGGCGCGCCGGCGACACGCCGAAAGCGTCGCCGCGCGCTCCGGCCCTGCCGTAAATGCCGCCGATGTATTTTTGCGTTTCGGGAACGTCGATCACCGAGAGGATTTGCTCCGGCGTCGGGTTGGGACCGAATTGCTTTTCCGCGGCCGCACGCCAGCGATCGGCACGTTCCGGCCCCGCATTGTAGGCCGCGAGCGCCAGCACTGGATTGCCGCCATACTTCTCGGCGAGGGCATGAAAGCCGACCTTGCCGATCTCCTGCGACAGCTTCGGGTTTGCCATCAGCTTGTCGGTCAATTCCTGATCGGACAGTTTGCTGATGTCGCCGAGATCGGTGCGCTGGCCCGGCGACAGCCGCGCGGCATAATCGCGGGCGAAGCCCGGCGTGATCTGCGCCGGTCCGAACGCGCCCTTTTCGTTCGGCGGCATATTTCTGCCGCCGCTTTCCGACGGAACGACGCCCTGCTCGAACAGCTCGCCGACGTGCGCGCTGTTGACGAACTGTCCGGCGATCAGGCTGGCGACATAGGGCTTGCCGGCGACGACGCCTCTGGCCTGCTCGACGCCGTTGAGGTCGAGCTTCTCCTGCGCCTGCTCGCGATAGGTTTCGCGCTGCGACGGCGTCAGCGTCCTGAAATTATTCGGATCGGCCAGTGCCGCGGCCGCATCGGTCGGATTGCTCGCGACCGCCCGCATCGCCCCCGCGTGATCGAGGCCGTTATTGAAGGCATGCTGCCGCTGCGCCGCCTCGGCCGGGCTGAACCAGCCGGCCGTGATGCCTGTCTGGATCAGCGCGTCGTTGCGATCGACAGCCATCTTCCGCGCCACCGGCGATCCGGCTGTCGCCGCGGCGTTTTGGTTGAATTCCGCGCTGGTTTCATAATCGGCATCGAACTGCGATTTACCGCGCGCGAACGATGTTTTTTGCACTTCGTCGCCGGCGGTGATGGTCGCGTGCGTCATGTGCAGGCGCAGCGTCGCCGCAGTCTGCGGATCGAAATTGTAGGAGCCGAGCGCATCGTTTTGCAGCCTGCCGGCCTGCGCGCTGAAATTCTTCGGCGCGTTCTGCCAATCCTGATCCTTGAGCGCGGCCATCTTGGCCTGATCGAGATTGGTCAAATAAGTGCTCAACGCATTGGTCGCGTTCGACGCCGTCTTGGCGACTTCAAGTTTGTCGGCGAATTCGGTGCCGGCCTCGCCGAGACGCGCGACGGCTTCTCCAGCCTGGTTCGGAAACGACGGCACCGCGATCGGCCCGATGCCGACGCGCGGGATGATGCCGATCTCCTGCGTCGAATTATAGGTGGGCGTTTTTTCTGCCATCACGGTGACCAGGTGAACATGCTGCTACCGGGGACGCCTTGTCCGATGGCTTTGGCGGCGGCCGTCAGATTGCTCCACACCCCGTTCTTCGGGTTACCGAGGCCGTTCAACAACGCCGTGCCGGCGCCGACGATGCCAGTGAAAACATCGCTCGACGCCTGCGCGCCGAAGCCCGCGGCCTGGCCGGCCGAGCTCGCGGCCTGCGCCCTGGTGCCGGCCGCGGTGAGCAACGCATCGGCGTTGCCCATCTCGCCCTTGGCGCCGATCAGCGCCATGTCCATCGCGCCCTGGCTGGCGGAAAAGCCTTCGAGCAGTAAAGGCGAGCCGTAACTCGGGTCGAGATTGCGCGCGGTGAAGGAGCCGGTCTCCGCGCCGAGGGTGCGGTTGACTTGCAGCATGGTCCTACTTTGGTCGAGCGCGCTTTGATCGAACGACAGCTTGCCCTCGGCGGCCTCGTCGGACGCTTTCTGATTGAGCAAAGCCGTGTTCTGGTTGGCGATGCCTTCCTGCAGCTTCGCGATGCTGGAGCCGCCGAAGCCGCTCGCCAGCTTGCCGATCGAGGTTAGTGCCGTCGAGCCGAGCGCGAGGATTGTCAAAGGATCCATCAGTCATCCTCGGAAATGATCACGTCGGGATCGACGCCGAGCAGCGTGAACGGCATGGTATCGTCGCCGGTGAGCTCGACGATGGTCTGGTCGGCGTGCGGCACGTCGAGGCCCGGCGTGCGGATAATCCCGGTGCGCAGCGGCACCGGCGCGCCGTAGGTCATGACGCCCGGTTCCTCCAGCGGCTCGGCGATGCCGCCTTCGTCGGGATTGACCGCGATCATGCCGCCGGCTGCGTACATCACGCGCAGGAACAGATGATTGGCTTTCTGTTTCTTGCCGACCGTCGAGCCTTTCTGCGTCGTGAGATCGAGCGGCAGGAGCCGCGCGCGATAGGGTTTCGGCAGGCCGACGACGGCATTCTGCGTCGGCCGCGACAAGGTGATTTCGCCCGACGCATTGACCACCGGCAGCGAGCCGTCAGGATTGAGGTAGGTGCAGCCGTCGGCATGCACGCCGACCGATTGCCCGATGAGATGATTGAGCCCGCCGAGCGTCGTCACCGGCGCGCCGGAATATTGCAGCGCGCAGTCGAGGAACCAGGCGCCGGCGGCGGTCGGCGCGTCGGTGTCCGCCGGCTGGAAAAACGGCTGCATCAGCTCGACGAATTGCGCCTGCGCGCCATTGATGGTGCGCGTGGTCAACAGATAGGTCCAGCTCACGCCTTCGTCGCTCGACGGAATGGTGACGATGCCGTTGACGCCGCTGTCGGTCGCCGCGTGCTGCGGATGCCGATGCCAGCCGTTGATCTGCTGTTCCTTCATCAGCGTGTTGCCGACCAGAAGGCCGTTGGCGCACCAGAACCAGTTGATGCAGTTCGGATCCTGCTGGCGCGAGACGCCGAGCGCGCCACCGCCCTCGGGGCCGAGAATATGCCGCGCCGAGATGGTGAGCTCCTGCGGCTCGATCTGCGGCATGACGCCGTTGAAGGAAAGCGACATCAGCATGGCGCGATCGCGCGCGCGGTTGATCGTAACCAGGCCGCCCTCGGCCGCGGCGGGAATGTGCACCGCGGAGCCGGTCTGCCGCGACGGATAGGGGTCGAGATTTTCTACCGACAGCGCGCTGAACGGATCCTGCCCGGCGAACACCCATTCCTCGTCGCGGGTGCCGATGGCGAGAAACGACGTGTTGGCCATCGGCCACTCGACCCACGGCAGCGCGCCGATCGGCGAGATCAGACCGCCCTCGATGCCCGATTGCGCCGAGGTCGGATCGGGAATGTCCCAGTTGTTGAAGGTGCCGGGCTGGGTGCGCCAGAAGCGGTTTTTCAGAAACGCCCACAGCGAATTCTGGAAGATGAAACACCGATCCGGCCAGCCCTGCACGCCGTCCCAGGCCGACGGCCACCAGTTCGCCGTCGGCTGCGCGGCAATGCTGTCGGGCAGGCGTTCCAGCACGGTCGCCGTCGCCGTGGTCGAATTGGTCACCGCGGTGATCTGCACGAAGCCGTAGCCGCGGTTGCGGTAGAGCCACTGGATGCCGCCGATCCCCGACAGTACCTGGCCCGAGGTGTGGACCGGCGGATTGGCGCCCGAGGTGCCGGAATTGAGGGCCTGATAGACATTGCCGTTCCAGCGCCGCAAGGTCGCCGCCGTCGTCGATGCTAGGCCCTCGAAATTGACTTCGGCGATCGAGATCGTGTTGCCGCCGAGGACACCGGCCCAGACGATCCAGAAGCTGGTGAATTGCGTGAGCTGGTCGTTTGACGTCAAAGTGATCGACTGGACAGTGCCGTCAGTGATGGAGCCGCTGGCAAGGACAATGCCGTCGGTCTGATTGGCCGGCGAACCCTTCTTGGCGTAAAGCACGAAAGAGATCGGATAGGCCTGCAAGACGAAATAGCCGGCGCCGCTCGGACAATTGACGGTGACGTTAAAGATCGACGCCGGAGTGGCCAGCGTGCAGCCGACCCATCCGGAAGCCGCTGTCTGAGAGGCGTAGGTAGCGAAATTGCCGTCGAAAACATTGGCCGGACTACTCATGCCGCCGAGATAGGTCGATGACGACAGCCGCGTCGTCGACGGGCTGATGGTCTCGTCGGCGGTCCATTCCGGGGTCAAGGTCAGGCTGCTCTCGTCGAGCCGCCACACCGAGCCGACGTGACCCGCCTGAAAACCGTTCGGCACCGTGGCGGCGGCGCCGGCGAACGCCGCGGAAGCCGTCAGCGTGATCGAGCCTTGCGTCGCCGAGATGCCGATCGTCTCCAGCGGATCGATGTTCTCGTTCGCCACCGGCGCCAGGCAGCCGCCCTGCGGCGCCGGCACGGCCGGCTGGGTGATGTACGGCGTCAGCACCCAGGAATTGTCGGCTTCGCGCGTGAGAGTTTGCGGCTGATAGCCATCGCAGAACAGATAGACCACGTTGCCCGACACCGCGTAACGCAGGTTCGAGACACCGGGCGTGGTCGCGCCGGCGCCGCCGAGATCGGCGTCGGTGTACGGCACCGCGACGGTGTAGGGATTGTTGTTGCCGCCGCCGATGACGACGACGCTGTTGCCCAAGATGAACTGCGCGACGCCGTTGCCGATGATGATCGCATAGGCGTTCGAGCCGGAGCCGGCGAAGCGGAACGGGATGCCGACGTAGGCGTGTCCCGGCGTGAGCTGGAGCACCATCTGGGTGCCGGGCGCGCGCGTGACGCCGCCTTCGAGCAGCACCACCATGTTTTCGAGGAACCAGAGGCCGCCTTGCTGTTTGGACAGGTCCGACCGCGCGCGCAGCGCCGGCGACACCTCGCCGGCGGAAAAGGCTGTTTTCGCTACCTCGACGTTAACGGCCATTAGGGCAGATACCTTCCGCCGCGCCAGCCGTAGCCGATATAGCGCGAGCGCACCCACGAGGTTTCGCGCGAGACGTGGCGCGGCGATTGCTCGCGGCTGTCGGTGCGCGCGGCATCGTCGGTGATTTCTTTCGCCTCGGCGTGCATCTTCGCGCCGGCGTCGATGTCCTTGGCGATGGTCGGCGACAGCGCGCCGGCGAGCTCTTTGACGAACGCGGTCAGCGCCAGAGGATCCCAGAGCCGGATGATGTCGATGCGCCGGGTGTAATTCACCACCGGCTGGCTCATGTTGGTGACGACGATCTTCGCGGCAGGCGCGACGTCGCTCGGGCCGACGCTCGCGGCCTCGATGTCCCATTCACGATCGCCGAGCGGCTGTGAATTCAACGCCTCCAGCTTGGCGATGATGTTCGGATCGGTGATGGAGATGCCGCCGTAATTCGGCTGCGCCGGCTGGTAGGGCCGCACGTCGCGGACCTTCAGGCAATCATCGGGCATGATGAAGCGGTTTTTCAGATAGCCGATCGCCGGCGTCGGGCTCATCGGCGGCACGATCCAGGCGGCGCAGAAGCCCCAATCGTGGGCTTGCAGGATCTCGTCGCGCTTGGTGCCGTACCACTGGTTGACGCGGCGGCAGCGCGCCGAATTGTCCTGGAACGAACCGATCGGCGGCTCGCCGATTTCGGCGAGAGCTAAATTCGCGGCCTCCAGAGCAGTCTGCGCGCGGTAGGGCATTGGCGGCTGGCTCCCGATGCTACGGAGGCTTTCAGATCAAGACGCGGTCCCGATGCTTGCCACTTGGCGAGATCGGGACCGCTGGTGACGCGCGAGCCGCAAACTCAGCGCCCGCACCAAGCGCCCCGTTTACTGCTTGTCGTAGTACTTCAAGAAAAACTGCAACGTGCCGCTGGCGCTCACGTTGTTGTTGACGGTGCAATAGACCGCGACGACGCCGCCGGGATCGAGCGTGAGGCCGGAGAGCAGTTGCCAGACCTGCTTGCCGTAGTTTGCTTCCGACAGATCGGCGGTCAGCGAGAACGAGGCGCCCGAATGCCAGTCCTCGGCGTTGACCAGGGCGGTCGGCGCCGCGGCCCAGGTGCCGAGCGGGTTGGCGACCTGCGGGTTGGCGCCGAAGCCGCACGACATCGACGTCATTCCGGTGATGTTGTTCGACGAATAGACCAGCGACGACGGATCGATGACGGCGTTGGTCGGGATCCAGCCGATATTGTAGATCGAGGTGGCGCTGTCGCTCGATCCCACGCTGATCGTCGAGATGATCGCGTGGGCGTGCGGCGAGGCGAACTGCGCCGACACCGCGACCGGATTGGTCGTCGTCGAATTCGGGTTGGCGTAGCCCTGGCCGTTTCTGGTGACCACACCGGCTTGCGCCGGCAGCGCCAGCGCCGACGCAAGCAGCGCGGCGGTGAGGCTTTTCAGAATGCTGCGTTTCCGCATTTGCTTTCTCCTGATTTGGAAGTCTGAGGGTGAGCCCCGCGCGCGCCGCGCGCGGGGGGAAAATCATCAGCCGTTGATGCCTGCCGGGGTCTGGTTGTTGCCGATCTGCACGACCTTGGCGTCTTCCGAGCGGGTCGCGCCGAACCAGTTTTCCATGTAGGTCTGGATGCGAAACTTCTTGCCCGGCGACGGATCGGCGAACGATTGCAGCGGATCGAAATCGCCGTAGTGCATGCCGGACTTGCACCACATCACGCCGATGTAATCGCTGCCGGTATCGTTCGGCACCGCCGGCACGGTCGGAACCGCCTCGTAGGTGACGATGTCGACCGCGGCGACGCGGTGCACTTCCTTGGCCTGTTCGTCGAGCACCGCCATCTTCCGGTAATCGGTGTTGATGGTGATGATGTCGTTGAACAGTTCCTCGTCGCCCTGCGCATTCAGCACGCAGGTGAATTCCTCGTAGTCGGTCTCAACATATTGCTGCTTCATGATGCGCTTGGCCCGATTGAGCTTGCGCACATTCATGCCGGTCGAGGTCGCGCCGTCCGCCGAGCCGACGGTGTTGGGGACGTAGCGGTTCGAGGTGCCGCCGGCCTGGTTGACGAACGTGGTCGAGTAGGCCTGCGACGTGGTGCCGTCGAGACCGATGATGCGGTTGCCGAGCAAAGCCGTGGCGAAAACCAGATCGCGGCCGCGGACGATCGCCGCGGCGCCGCCCTGCACGTAGGGGCTCTCGTAGTCGGTGAGCGCCTTGATGTAATCTTCCTTCTCGATCAGCTTGCCCCACTCGATCTGGGTCGGCTGCACCCACACCGGCTCGTGGTTGGCGTCGATGTTCGGGGTGTCGCCGCCGCGGATGCCGTTGACGATGGCGGTGGTCGGCTCGACGAGATCGAGGATCATTTTCTGCCGGCCCTGGAGATCGGGCGCGTAGGAAAAATGTTCCTCGAAGCGGGACTTGCGCTGCTGGACCGCGAGCAGCACCAGCCGCGAATATTGCAGTTTGAAGGTGTCTGAAACGGGACCGGCCATGTTGGCCTCCTTTCGAACGAGTTGACGGGATCGTTCGGCGGAGGGTGGCGGCCGGCATTCACCGGCGGGCCTCGCCTATCGTTTAGCCTGCGATCGGCGAGCGGACTTTCCGCTCAGAGCAGCCGGGCCGCGCGCGGTGCCGCGCGGGTGCGGGCAGATTTTGAGACGGCCCCGGTGGCGAAGCCGGGACCGTCCCGTTCCCTTCGTAAGGAAGCACCGATGCCGCGAAAGCTACGCCGGCGCGGAAGGCGTCAACCGATGTTCCCGAAGGCTCGCACGTGCCGCCGGCCAACCCCACGCGCTCGCCACGTTATTTTTGGGCTTTACCCTTCGCAGCGATTTCGGTGAGGCGCTGCCACTTGGCCTTGGCGTCCTTGTAGCCGGGATCGCGGCTATTGGTGAAAGCGCGCATGAAATCCTTGTCGGCTTCGATCCGGCGCAGTTCGGCTTCGGCCGACGCCGGCGTGAGCGCCCCGGTGCCACCGAGACCGTCATTCTGGACCAGGCCGCCTTCGCCGAGTTTGGCGCCGAGACCGTCGAGGAACTTCAGCAGCGCGGGGGCGCCGATGATTTTCTCCAGATCGGAGCTGGCGTCGGCGGTGAGGCCGAAGGCCTTCGCGGCCCGGATCGCGCCTTCGACCTTGACGTCGTAATCCGTGCCCCATTCCTTGTGCAGCTCGCCGTCGAGCTTTTCGCGCGCTTTGATGCCGTCGGATGCAAGCGCCGAAAGCCGCCCGTTGACGAAATCGCTCATCTTCTGGATCAGGCCCTCGGCGATCGCCGGCGGCGCCTTGAGCTCGTGGGCGAAGCCGACAAAGGCGTCGAACAGCGCGGCGTCGTGCGGCGCATCGTTTGGCAGCTTGGGCGGCTTGATGGTGGCGGCATATTTGTTCTTGTCGGGATCGAAGCCGAGCGCCGACCAGCCTTCCCACTCGCCGAGCTTGTCCTTGTTGGGCCGCGGAATGACGTTGCGGTCGCGCACCATCTTGTCGGCCAGCGCGCCGGATTTGAGCGCGTCGATGTCGCTCGGAAATTTCTTACCGTCGAGCCAGGCCAAGGTTTCCTTGTCGAGCTTGCCCGAGGCGACGTGCGGCTGATACCACGGATCGCCGCCGCCATTCGCGCCGGCGCCATTTGCACCGGCGGCTGCCGCTGCGGCGGCCGCGGCCGCGGCGCCACCATCGCCAGCTCCCGCGCCGGCGCCCGTGCCGGCATCGACCGAACAAACAAACCGCTGCGCCGGATGGCGCCAGAATTTAATCCACATCGTCGTTCTCCCGTTTTTGTTGTCGCGGCCGGATTTCGAGCGCCGCGATCTCGCGCGGATCGACGCGCGCCATGTCGAGAATTTCAAGCACGCAGCGCCGGCGACCTTCGGCGATCCCGGCCTCGCTGATCTCGCCGGCCGGCAGCGGCGCGAAAGCAAAATTACGCATCGCCAGGTCAGCCATGAGGTGCTGCGAATTGGTCAGCGCGGCATATTCGCCGGCGACGCGAAGCCGGCGCTGCTCTTCCCAGATCGGGAACCATACTCGCATCCAACGCTTGATCATGCTCAATCGTCGTTCGGGACCGGTAGCGGCCCCCAAAATACATCCCACTGGGTGGGGCCAATCTGAAAGTGCCTGGAATGTGGTCCGCGAACGATCTGAAAAAACGGCGAGCCGTCGCGCGGATACCAGTGGAAATGAAACCTGATCATTGCATTCTCCCCTGCGCCAAAGTCTGCGCCTGGTCGGCGTGGGCGACCGTGGCGTGAATGTTTGCGGCCTGTTCGGCGGCCTGCAATTTGAGCATCGCCTGCTGCGCCGCGGCGCGGGCGGCGCGCTCGGCGTCGCGCTTGCGCGGATCCTTCATGATCGTCGGGTCCGACGAGAAGCCGTCATGGATGACCACGGCGAGCTGGTCCTCGTCGATATTGTCGAGGATCTCCGAATTCGGGTTGGCCTGCTTGATCGGCAACAGCGCGTTGACCCATTGCAGCGCGCCCTGCGCCTCGCCGACCTTGATCATCTGCGCCAGCGGCGACACGTAGCGGATCGACAGCGGCTTGCCGACCAGCTCCGGCGGCGGCGGATCGTCGTCGAACAGCCCGGCGCGCTCCATCATGTTGTAGCGCCGCGCCACGATGGTCGAGAGGCCTTCGTTCTGCACCCGCACCAGGCCGGGCGCGAACAGTTTCAGGTCCTCTTTCTGGAAGCCGAGGAATTCGGTCGCGGTCATCTGCGGCCGTTGCAGCAATTGCGTCATGCCGAACCGGACGGCGCGGCGGATAATCTCGCGCTTCTGCGCCGAATAGGCGATCGGCAATTGCGCGTTCTGATGCCGGTCGAGCGTCTGCATCAGCGGCTTGCCGTTCTCGGCATTCATGGTGCCGTAGAGGATGGCGTTCGGCTCGATGTCGGCGGCCAGTACTTCGGCTTTTTCGTGCACCAGATAGGACGGCTCGGCGGCGAACTGGATCGCCACCAGGTTCGACCGCTCGATCTCGTTGAGCATCACCACGTCGGCGCGGATCTTGTGGCCGATGCCGGTCGGATAGGGCCGGCCCGATCGCCGTTTCCAGCACGGCACCGCGTAGGGAAATTCGTAATAGCCGTCCTGGAGATAAAAATCGCGCACGTCGGGCGACACATAGCCCGAGGCGAACTGCATCCCCGCCGGCCCGAGCCGGCCGGGCTCGTATTCCGGGTTCGGCCACACCGCATGCACGAACACCGCGCGATCGGTGTCTTTGAGCCGCGTGAGCGCCGTCGAGCCCGCAAATTTCATCTTGGCCTGGTAGCCGGTGAGATTGAACTCGCGGTGCACGCGCACCACCGGGCCGTCAGCGGCGCGCTCGATGAACGCCTCGTTGACCGGGATGGCGACGTCGATGAAGCGGCCGAAGCCGAGCTTTTCCGCGGTGTAGAACGGCGACCAGCCGAAACAGCCGATATGGCCGTACCAGTCCGGCACCTCGGCGTAGAACGGCGACACCGAGGGCGAGAGGCTGGCGAGCAACTGGTTGGTCTTGCGCCACAGCCACGCCTTCACCGGCTGCCACTTGTCGAGATCCTGATCGCCCGACGACAGCTCGTGCCAGCGGTTCATCGGGTTCGAGGCCTGGGTGAAAAAGCCGCCTTCGAAATCCTCCATCGCCAGGATCGGCTCGATGTCGAAGATCGGACTATCGTCGCGGCGGCGCTGCACGTGGGCGTCGAAGTCGCGATCGTCCGGGCGCAGGAACGCGGCGATCTCGCGATAATGCGGTTCCTCGATCGCCCGGATCTGCTTCATCCCGGCGTGGCGCTGGAGGATCTCGTCGCGGTATTCGTTCATTTGCTCCTACGGCGCTCGCAATCGCCGCCCACCAACCCGATTGCTCGCGCCGAAAACTAATCGCGCGGCCACTGCCACCATTTCTTCTTGCCGGCGTCCTTCGGATCGAGCTCGGACTTGTGGCGCACGCGTTCGGCGTGGAAGCCGCCATGCGGCGCGAAGATTTGCAGCGACAAGCCGCCGACGTCGCGGAACGTCACCATCGCCGCATACGGGCCGCCGCCCTGCTTGGAGTAATTCACCGCGCGCTGCTCGTCGTAAAAATGCACGATGTCGCCGACCGCCGGCTTGCGGTACGCCGGCGCGGTCGCGGCGGCCGCCGCGGCTTTGTTTGGTTCGGCCATTTTATTTTCCTTCCGGCAATTGCGCTTTCGGCGCCGGCAGCGCCTCCTGCGGCAATTGCTCGTTCTGATTGTTGATCTGGTCGAGCAGGCCGCGGGCGCCGACCAGCGTGAGGCCGGCGACGACGCGCTCCAGAAACGGCTTTTCGCCGTCCATCACCGTGCGGTGCAAGTGCTCGGTCAGACCCTTGTCGACGTGCTCGAAGGCTTTCGGCATTTTCAACTCCTGTTGCTCCGCGCGCGTATTTGCCCGCGCGCGGAGCGGGGCGATCAGTTTTTTGTTCGCGGGCCGGTCATGCCGCCGACGAAGCGGGGCGACTGCGACGGCGCGGCATCGACGGGATCGGTGCCGCTGGCTTCGTCCGCGCCGATCGCTTCGTCGAGTTTGGACTTGAACAGAACATGCGCGGCCCGGCACAGCGTCTCGAAGTAACTGCCGTGGATGTTGTCCAATTCCGCGAGCGCGGCCTTCAAAGCGTCTTTCGAGAATTCGCGAAACATCGTCGTCTCCGTTGTGAGGTTAAACGCCGAACAGGATCTTGGTCGCGACCGCCGGCGCCGCGGTCGGCGCATTGCCGAAACTCCAGGCCGCTCCCTGCGCGGCCATCAGCTTTTGTTGCTGCGCGCGTTGCGCGGCCAACGCGCTCGGATTGTCGGCCGCCGGCAGCGACGCCGCGGTCGCGTCGCTGATCGCCTTGGCGAGCGCCGCGCTCGCGGTGTTGGCGGAATTCTGCGCCGCGTTCTCCGCGTCGGTGAGCTGCGCCTGTTCGGCGCCGCTCGGCCCGATGCCGAAGGCCCGCGTGATGGCCTCGCCGATATTACACATCACGGCACCGCCAGGCGTCGCGCTCCGCGATCGCGCGCGCCAGTTCGTCCGCTACCGCCTCGCCGCGTTCGAGCCGCGCCCGCAAATTCCACAGGCGCCGCGACAGGTCGCGGGCATAGGGGGGGGGTAGGAAGGCTGTCAGGCATGGATGCCGACCGTCCGATCGGGATTGAGCCAGGCACAGTGGATGAAATCCTCGCCGCGTTTGCCCTGACGGTAAGCCGTGCCTTCCTCGGTAAACCCTAGAACCTTGAGCCAGCGCCGCGACGCGGTGTCCGACGCCAGCGCGGTGAACTCGACGCGGCGATAGTGCTTTTTGAGCAGAATTCCGATGAAATGCGACCGCCACCAGCGATGCGAGGCCATCGCGATCGACGGCCATTTCTCGGTCGCCGCCCAGACCATGCCGCCGAGCGACGGGCCGAACGGGATCACGCCGACGATCGCGGATGGCGGATAAAGCAGCGCGCCGGCGTGGTTGCACAGCGCGAACACCGGCGCGAGGTCGCCTTTCACCGCGCGGATCGTCACCAGTTCCTCGGCCAGCACAGAAGCGTCGTCGTGAAACGCCGACGCCGTCATTTCGGCCGCCCGTTCCGCCGGCAGGCGGTTGAACACAAAGCGGATGTCGCCCTCGCTGGCGATGCGGACCATCATGCGCGCCTCGCCAGCGGGTTATATCGGCCGCCTTGCCGGGCCTGGTCGCGCCGCGCGCGGCGCGCGCGCTGCGCTTCCGATTTGCGCCGCGACGCCGCATCGGTTCCGCCGAGCAGCGCGCCGTATTGCAGGCCGTCGTGCGGATGACTGTCAGGCGTCTTTTCGATCCGCGACAGATCGTTGGTGCCGCGCGTTCGCGCGAAGTGGAACGTCTGATTGAAGCCGCGGCGCAGCGCGAGACACGACGGATCGAGCATCAGGCCCGGTCGGCCGCCGTCGAGCGTGCGCGTCAGATAGGATTTCACCGCCTCGATCCGGCGCGACACGTCGTTAGTCGGCGCGCACTCGACCTCGCGGCCGAGAAAGCCGGAGAGCCGCGCCCGGTCGGATTTTTCGTCCAGATCCTCGCCGGCCTCCATCGCCGGATCGCAGACGTCGTTGAATTCGCAATCGGGGAAGCGCCGCGCCTCGAATTCGAGCATCGCCTCGGCGAGCTCGGCCATGCCGCCGCGCTCGAGCACGACTTCGCCGAGGATCCGCAATTGCCGGCCGACGAACTGCATATAGATCGCCGACGGCGTGAAACCACCGTCGATGCCGACGACGATCGGGAGCAATGTCGTCGCCTGGATTGTTTGTTTGCTCACATTGCGGTCGTCGTCGAATTCGCCGTAGACGACATCGAGATCGCGCGTGAAGCCAGGCTTGGCGTCGACCATGCGCTTGACCCACCACGGCCGGTGCGCGTTCACCGCGGCGGAATTCTCGTAATAGCCGCGGCCGACCGCTTCGATATTCTCCGCGTTCGGCTCGCGGCCGCCGGGCTGGCGGAAAAGTTCATAGCCCGGCTTTTTTTGCTCGTAGAAATGCCGGTAGCAATAATTGGTCACGTCGGGCGCGTTGGCGTCGCCATAGATGCGGCCCGACCGCTTGATCACTTCGCGCGGCGGTTCGCGGCCGACGCGGTCGACAAGGCGGATCATCAGATCCTCGTCGAAGGTCGACATCTCGTTGAGCCAGGCGTCGGTGCACTCGATGCCGAGCAGATCGTCGGGATCCATCGTTTCGTTGAAGGCGCGAAACCGCGCGATCAGTTCGACGCGGCCATAGGCGTCGTCGAAATGGATCACGTGTTCGGCTGCCCGCGGCCGCGCGCCGGTCCACTTCGAGCCGGCGAGATCCTGCGGTAGAATTTTCCACCACTGCGGTATTGTGGCGGCCCAGAGATTGTCGTATTTCTGTCGCCAGACGCCGAGCACATAGCGGCGCACCCCGTCGGAACCGGGATAAATTCTTTGGGCCTCCAGCAGCGCCTTTTTGACCGACGCCGTCGTCTTGCCGGAGCCGCCTGGCCCGGTGATGAGGCTCACCGACGCGGTCGAAAGAATATACGCATCGCTGATCGGACCGGCCGAGCGCAGGATGCGCGGCACCGTCCGTTGCAGCGTCGCGTTCAGCGAACCGAAATCGAATTGTTTATCGAGCCCCGTCACGCCGCGCCACTCCGCGCCGCGTGATTTTTGTTTGTTTGCTCGCGCCGGTCCCCGCGCCCCTGTCGCGATTTTTTTTTGATCCGCGCCCTTTCACTTCCTCGGATCGGTCGAGACAATCTCAGGCAGGCCCCCTCGGGGGCGGGCGAGCGAGCCTTTGGGGGGTACGCCCCCCCGGCATGCCGGGGGGGCGCCATCGCCGGCCGAGCGGAACGGCCGATGGCGCGTCGAGGCCGCGCGCCAGGCCCTCGGGCCGGTGATTTCGGAATAGCTGGATGACAGCGCGGAAAGCCAGCATTCATGGGCGTTTCTCGCCCGCGTGAGACACCATGCCGTGCGACACGTCGTCGGACGGCGCGGGAAGTGCCTGATTTTGCTCGCTTTCCAGATAGGTCCACGGCGCCTTGCCGCCCTGCGCCGGCGCAGCGCCGAACAGGCCGAAATTCATCGCAAAGAACGGCACCGCGCGGCCCTGGTTGTCGACCGGCACCATTTTCGGCATGAAGTAGGGCGCCAGGCCTTCCCACACCGCGCGCAGCCGATCGAACGCTTCGAGCTTGGTGCAGCCGAGCTCGGCGGCGAGGCTTTCCGGCGTGTGCATCGCCCATTGCATCAACGCCGACAGCGGATTGACCCCGCGCGCCAGCAGATAGCGGCGCAGCTCCGCGGTCGATTTGTTGACCGCGCCAGGCGGCCGGCCGCGCTTGGCGTGCTCGATCGCGATCGCGCGCGCGCCGCGCGGATCCTCCGTGCGCCCCGGCAGCTCGAACAGCTCCAGCGCCTCGCCATCGGCCGCCGCGCGGTCGCTCGCAATCCTCTCAATAGCCCCAGTTATGGCCGCATCGGCGACCGCGGCGCGCCCGTTGTCGGTGCTCATGCCGCCCCTGCCGAATATCCAGGATTATTTAATTCGCTTCGGCGCGGTGTCCCGAGTGTCCCGCAAGGTGTCCGCAGCGAAAACGCTTGCGCCGCAGCACTTACTTGATACTCGGGACACTTAGGACACTTGGGACACCTGTAGTCTCGTAACGCGCGCGCGCGCGCGCGCGCGAAGCTCTCTTTGGTGTCCGCAGTGTCCCGGTGTCCCGCGTGCATCGATTGTGCTGATATTTCCGGCGCTTGGCCTCGGGACACCGCGCGCGATCAGGTGTCCCG